ATGCGCTATGAGGAAAGCGTCAATGATGCCGTCGTGTGGCACAGTGCAACGGTTGTTCTTGCGCCAGTCCTCATCTGGAGCAAGTTCTTGCGCCTTCTTTAGCGCGAAGACTTTTGTCTGCGATTTGGGCACTTTGCCCAACAAAGACTTCTGCCAGTCTAATACTTGAATGGGCTTTACTTCAAGATCGTGCGACTCGCACATGCCCATAATCTTGCCAAACGAGATGCCCATCGAGCGCATCGCTTGTGAGGACTTTGCATGTTTAAGTGGTTCCTCAATCCCGATTAAGGGTACAGTGTGCAGGTCAGTGAGCCAGTCGTAGATTGTTCTGGTATCGACTTCGCGCTTTCCGGCACGTTCAAAAGTCGGCATCGCAAACTTGTCGATGACGGAACCATCGTGCGCCGATATAGCACACAGCCCGCCGTCGAGTCCGTTGTCGATGCCTATAATCACCGCCGTTTCATTGTCAGTTGATCAATAATTTCAGAGCGGACGATGACGCCGTTTCCTTTTGCAGGAGCCCACTTATCTTCGTATTTTTCAAGAGATGCCAAAAAGAATACTTCTCTAGCGGTAGTCGGAATCACTCGATAATACGTTCCGCGTAATTCTACCGAATCGAAAGCGTAATCATCTACCGTAATCATTTTGCGTTTCTTCACCACTTCAGGATTCTTGCTTTCAATTCTTGCGAGAAACTGAATCGGGCTGCTGTGTAGTTCAATCATCGTTTTGTTCTTCGTTTGGTATATCAATCACTGTTGCTTTTTTCTTTACTCGAACAGCTCCGTCTCCGCGATCGGCTTCGGTGTTGTTGAGAATGGAAATGTCAATGTGCATCTTGCTTTGGCCTCCACCGTTCTTGGAGTTGAGTCCCAAGTTGCGGCGAATCAATTGGTCGAGTTCGGAGAGTTCCCGAACAGTTCTCGGACCACGTAGATTCTTCATGCTGTCCCGCATGAGCTTCACGCCAGCCGCCGCGATATAATGCTGGTACTTGTCTGCCGGAGTGGACTGCGATTCGGCGATCTCAAGGAGGCTCTTCTCTTCTTCAATCACGGCATCGTGCATCGCCAGTCGGACCGCCTCACCAGTCTTATTTTTAAGATCTTCCTCAAGGGTGTCGGCCAATGGATCGACTGGCTCTGCGTCAGGATCAGCGATCGAATCGAACGGGTTTACCCTCTTCCTGATTCCGGCTTCCCGAATCCATTTGTGGATTGTGCTTTGGCTGACCTTCAGATCTCTGGAGATCGAAGTCACCATGTAGTCCTGTTGGTACAGGTCCAACGCACGCTGGCGAAGTCGAGATGACTCTGCCGCGATCTGTTCTTTCGACTGTTTGGGCTTGCTCTTTATGCCCTTTTTCTTCAGTACATTTTTTGTGTTGCTGCTCAAGATGATGTGAATTAAAGTGGGGCCGACAAAAAATTCAAGAAAATTTTTCTGAAAAATGACAAATAAATCGAATCCTGCTCGGAGTGTTCTGGAGCCGCGTATTGACCCAACATCAAAAAAGATGGACGTCGGCGGTCTATTCATCAGGCCAACGAACCTTATAACGGCTTTGCTCTACGGCTTTGCCAAGCACGATCGTCCGGCGGCGAAGGAGTATTATTTCTGGCGCATCTGCGACGAGCTTTGGAACAACGACGACCTTCCGGAAAAGCTGATGGTCCGCCATCCGTGGGCAGACCGCATGATCAAGAACGCGATCCGCAATAAATATCTAGCGGTCGGCGGTTCGGCTTCGTCTGGTAAATCGCATACAATGGCGGCATGGGGCATCGTGAACTTCCTTTCACAGCCACAGAATACCCTGATCCTTGTAACCAGCACCACGCTTCGGGAAGCACGGAAACGGATCTGGGGTTCCATTATCTCGCTCCTTACAGTGGTCGAGGACGCACCGATCAAGATTCGGGATTCAATTGGAAACATTGCCTACATCAACGAAAAGGGGGACCTTATTGAAAAAGCTGGCCTGTCACTTATCGCGGCAGAAAAAAGCAAGACACGTGAAGCGGTCGGCAAGTTCATCGGTATCAAGCAGAAACGGGTGATCCTCATCGGTGACGAGCTTTCCGAACTGTCAGAAGCTATCCTCAACGCTGGACTTACCAACCTTTCCAAGAACCCTGATTTCCAAATGATCGGGATGTCCAACCCGAACAGTCGGTTCGACGCTTTCGGTGTCTGGTCTCAGCCGAAGAACGGGTGGGACTCGATCGACGCACAGATCGACGACGAGTGGGACACGAAATGGGGTGGGAAGTACATCCGTCTAGACGGCGAGAGGAGCCCCAACATTATGGCCGGAGAGACCATCTATCCTTGGCTCCCGACGGCGGAGAAGCTGGCAGAGGACAAGGCTCTGCTCGGACCGGAATCTCGCGGATACATGCGGATGGTCCGTGCCGTGTTCTTCGATTCCGAAGAAACCGAAGGGATCTATTCAGAGGCAGAGCTGGCAAGGAGTGGCTCGCTCGGAAAGGTACAGTGGGCCGGAAAGCCGATTCCGGTTGCGGGACTCGATCCAGCCTTCACCAACGGAGGTGACCGCACTATCTTATATACCGGAAAGGTGGGCTACGACGTGAACGGCCAGTATGTCTGTGAACTCGGAGAGGCCATACACCTCAACGACGACGCTACCAATAAGGCCATTCCGCGTACCTACCAGATTGTCAAACAGGTTAAGGACCACTGCGAGAAGCGTGGAATCCTTCCGGAAAACGTGGCGGTTGACTCGACTGGCGCTGGCGCTCCGTTCTGCGACGTGCTTGCCGGAGAGTGGTCCTCTGGATTCCTCCGCGTAGGATTTGGTGGAAAGGCATCAGACAAGCGTGTCAGCGCAAACAGCAGTCTGGTGGGAGAAGAACTCTACGTGAACCGTGTATCCGAACTCTGGTTTGTGGGTAAAGAACTGGTGAGAACCAGACAGTTGTTCGGAATTTCCGGAGATCTGGCCCAAGAGATCTGTGCCAGAAACTACGAGCTGGTCAAAGGTGGTACGCTCCGTGTAAAGATCGAGTCCAAGCTAGACTTCAAATCCAGATTTGGACGCTCTCCGGACTTAGCGGACGCCGCCTTCCTCTGTCTCGATCTCGCCCGCCAGAGGCACGGAGTGGTGGCGGTGGAGCCACTTCCGGAAAACAAATCTGGTACGTTCCGCCGGACCAACTCGTTCCAGTCTCTCCGGAACGCTCTCAGTTCGGAGATGACGATGGCTCTCGATTAAGGATTCAGGATTCGGGTTGGGGTTTTTGCGTCCATTTCTGGCGATGTATTTACATTGTAGTTTGATTGCCACTCTGTACCCCCCACTTGAAAACTTTCTATAGAATAGAATAAACAGATTGGGTTATAGCCCAATCAGTTTAATGGAGTATAGAAAAAGTTTTTATATAGGGATCTTGAAAGGGATCAAACTACAATGTAAATACATCCACCAAAAACGTTGACATCCGCTCCGGTGTAGGTACAATGTAAATGTATGGCTACCCAACGATTTAAGAGACTACCTTCCGGTCAGATCCAGTATATGGGCGAGAAGTACGCTGGCTTCAATAAGCCGAAGAAAGCACCGTCCGGCTCCGAAAAGAAGTTTGTGGTTCTGGGAAAAGAAGGAGATAAGGTCAAAAAGGTTTCGTTTGGCGCGAGAGGGTATGAGGATTTCACCCAACACAAAGACCCCAAACGCCGCGCTAATTTCCGTTCTCGCCACAATTGCCAGACGGCTAACGACAAAACGACCGCCCGCCATTGGGCTTGTAAGTATCTCTGGTAAATTGTATTGACAATGTAGTGACGCGGAGATAAAGTCCCGCTCATGGCCTTATCTGACATTTACGCCCCAGCTGCTCAAGATGAAGATACTCTCAAGAAACGCCGTGAGCTGGCGTCTCGTTTATGGAAAGCTAGAGAATCCGGCATGACTCCAGAAGATGCAATGAGGAGTGAGACTGGTGTTGATATAAATCATCTCAATAATACTGTAGATACAAAATTTGGCACTGGATTACAAGAATCCGAAATTGCTGGGTTTGTGGATCGATTGTATCGCGGTAAGTATGATCAGAACAACACTAACGAATCTGTGTTCGATCGACAGGAACGCGAAGCTAGGGAACGTTCAACCGCTTCCGGAGCGTTCGGCGGCCCTAACTGGAGGGGCCAGTCCTCTGAAGCACAGCCTGAAACGCCAAGGCTTGACCGTCTTGCACAGATGCAGAATGAGCCAATTGGTTCTCGTCCCATGTCTAGCTCTAGGCGTTTGATTGGTTCGCCAGCTTCTCAAATGAGACGGATTAACCGTAAAGCCGCTAGGGCTGGGATCGACCCATCGAAGTATTCGGTAGATGAACTTAAAGGAATGGGCTTCTCCGCTGGCGGAATCCGGAGCCAAGAAGAGGGGGAGCGTCGTAGGGAACAGGAAAGGATCAACCGCATGGCCCTCATTAAACAACAAGAAGAGGAGCGTCGAAGAGAAGAAGAGAGACAAAAAGAAGAAGCAGAGTCCCGTAGAAAACTATAACTAGATAACTCTATATTTAAGATGGCTGAATTTGATTACTCTAGCGATATTGCCCCCCTCAAGGGTAACTACTTTCGCGGTTCTATAGGCATGTCTCAAGATGAGGTGGCGGGGCTGGAGCTTCAGTATCTTAATGATCTCACTCGTCAAAATGCGATAGCGGCTAACAATCGAAAACAAGAACTGGCCATCAGAAACGCGGAACTTAGTTTTAGACAACAACAATTTGAATTAGAACAGAAAAAAGATATTGCACGTCTTGAGCGAGAGTCATTAGCTGCTATTCCCGAAGTTACCAAAGCGTTGACAAGCATTATGGATGACCCGTCTCTGGACGATTCTACTAAAATATCTAAGGTAGCCGAACTTAAGTTTCAATATGCTGGACCAGTAACTTATAACAAAACGACATCTAATCTTTTTTCTGCCGCCGAAGGGAGAATCCAATCACGGAAGGCTGAGTCTGACCGCACTGGTGCGTTGGCTTATGCGCTCGCCCAAACAGGACAGGCTGATGCTGTGCGTAAGTTGTATGAAGGAAAATCTGATCCGCTAGCTGACGAGTACATTACTGCTGCTGATGCGATATCTTCCGCTAAAATGGCGGAGTCCAAACGGATTGGAGATAGAGCGATGAACAAGGAACTCATGAAACGCGAGACAGCGCAGCAAACAGCGCGGATTGGTACGATGAATAGTTACATGGATACCCTCCGCCGTCTCGCCCCTCCAGAATCAAAAGAAGTTGACGGAATGACTATAGGAACTCTTGGTGGTAAAGCACCAACAACTGGAGCAGTTCCACAAGCACAACCATTTAAGTTCGCCACGGAAGACCGAATTGAACTTGAGGAAATGATGCGCGACCTTAACCCGATGCTTGAGAACGAAGATCTCTCAAAATACTCGGACGAAAATCTTTACCGTTCTACTGTTCGCAGTACTACGTCCTCTCTCAGGAAACTGTCAGGACTCCAATCCGGATTCCGGAGCGATAAATTCCTGACTACCCCACCCCAATAACAACAACTAATAACCAGTGTCTGCTATGTCAGAGCTTGATGAACTACTAAAACAAGATCCCGACTTCCTCCCATTCAACGATTGGAAAAAGGATAACGATTCCGGAGATCAAATTAAAGACCGCAAAAATTATGCGGAATATGTGCGTGGAGAATACGCCACTGCTGGCGCGTATAATGATCGGATCGAAAGCGAAATTAGCAACTCTACGTTGCTTGGCGCAAAACAAGATGGCCTAAATCAAGAGCAGATCAATTCGATCTTTACTCCAGAGGAGACGAAATTGGATACTAAGCTCGAATTGATCCAGTCCAATCTCGATTCGTCGGATCCAACTTGGGGCGCGGCAACTAAATATCTTACGTTCAAAAAGCTCAATCCCGAAGGGGCGGAAGTTCCGGAGGATATCCGTTTGAAGGGTGAACAATATTTGACGGATGCACTAGCAGTCGCGGATACCGGATACCGGAAGGCTCTGAAGTCCGCAGTTCGTAGCGGCGAGATACCACTGGCGAAGTTCACAAACGATAACGGCGAGGAAGAAATCATTGCTTCTCCGAATCTTGGAAGCATGAACTTGGCTGAAGCGATTAAGGCTAGTAAAAAGGGCGGGGTGACTTTTGCTGACGCGGCGAAGGTGCAATCCAAAATGTCTGTTCCAATTGGCTATAACGAACCGTTGTTTAAAGTTGATCGCTATAACGAAGCAGCAGCCACAATTGAGAAGTTTGCAGAGAACGATAAATTTGTTGCCGATATTATCAATCGTTATTCTGATGAACTCGCAGCGGCTGATAAAGACGGAAGACCCGCAAAGTCTTTTGATGACATGGTT